TTGAGGGAGATAAATGGATTATATTAATCAAATAATACAAGGCGATGCCTTTTACAATCTAAATAAAGTTGTTCTCTGTAAGCAAGAATATTGGAAGACATTAGTTGTCCATTACCTTTTTGCCGACCACCACGATTACCACCACGTTCTGAAGTTTTTATTGTATTCTTGCTTTGACGAAGTTTTAAAATCCTTTGTGCATTTGATTTCTTTATTAAAAGATATGGTAAAAGTTCTTTACATATCTTTGAAGCAAGTAAATCACTGGCTTGATAGCAATATAAAAGATTACCTTTGGCACAATGTGGTTTCTCTTTATAATAATTTCCTCCAAAGATTTTTTGAAAAAGTTTTATGGCTCCTTCATCAATCATTCTTATTTGTATTCTTTCGTGATAAGTTGGACTTGGACAATGACGAGCATATTTTGATTTTTTTATACCAACATATCCCTCACCATCTACAATACCTGCTAAATAAATTATGGTTTCTTTTCTATTCATATATCTATCCTCCTTTATATATAGTATACCACAGAAGTGAGGATAAGTCAAAAGAAGAAAGTGAGGTGATGATATATGGAATGGATAAATAAAATCCATTTGGGGGATGCTTTAACAATATTAAAACAAATGCCTAATGAATTTGTTAATACTATTATTACAAGTCCCCCTTATTGAATTGGGGACTTCGGGACTACGGTATTGAACCTATTATTTGGGATGGGGTAGAAGGGTGCGAACACGAATGGGGAGCATATATTACTGACCCTGTGCATCCAAAGGCAAGGAGATGTACAAAATGTGGTCGTTTCGGAATTACAAAAAGGATAATAGAAAATAAAACTATAACTATATGTGATAATTGCAATAATTTAATTACAGAATCAGAATCAGATACTTATGGTTTAAAATCACAACAAGGTAAAAAAAGATGGCAACATGGAGAAATAAAAACTGAAGAAGTTAAACAAGGCAATTTCTGTCTTAAATGCTCTGCCTGGCGAGGTTCTCTTGGGCTTGAACCAACTTTTGAGCTTTATATTAAGCACCTATGCGACATCTTTGACCAGGTGAAAAGGGTGATGAGGAAGGACGGGACTTGCTTTGTCAATCTCGGCGATTCTTATTCGGGGAGTGGTAAGGCAGGTAATAATCCCGAATATCAAAGTAAACATACCGAGTTTGGTAAACCTTCAATACACACAGAACGATTTGGTATGCCTACTACAAATATAGGAATACCCTCTAAATCCCTCTGCCTCATTCCTCAACGATTTGCTATTGAAATGACTAAAAGAAGGGGTTTTATAATCCCTAACGAAAATAATAGAGCTTGGTTAGCTGGGATTATAGAAGGTGAAGGTTGTATCCATATTCATAAAAGAACTGGGGGTAGAAAAAATCCTACTTATGGAGTTTTTCTTTCTATACACAATACAAATATAAATATGATAGAAAGGATAAAACAATTAACTGGATTAAAAGATAATGTTCAGACCACAAATAAAGATAGAGGGTTTACTCTTTATAGATGGAATGCGATGTCAAATAATGGGAAGAATATATTAAGGGAAGTTTACCCGTATTTAGTTACTAAAAGAGACCAGGCAAGATGTGCTATATATTGTCCTTCTTCTGGTAAAGAAGCAGAAGAATGCTGGGTTAATATTAAAAGAATGCACAATTATCAAGAAGTAAATAGAGAATATCCTGAACCACAAATAGGGGGTATAGACCCTTGGATATTACGAAACACTATAATTTGGAAAAAGCCGAATTGTATGCCCTCAAGTGCTAATGACAGGTTTACGGTGGATTTTGAGTATCTGTTTTTCTTTGTGAAAAGCAAGAGCTATTGGTTTGAACAGCAGTTTGAGAATATAAAAGCAGAGAGTAAGGAAAGATATAAATATGCTTTTAAAGGGAATAAAGCATGGCGAGATGATCCAAATTCTCTATATAAAGATTATCAATCAATGGAGCATTCAGAACAAGGCCGCAATAAGCGTTGTGTCTGGACTATACCGACTCAACCTTTTCCAGAGGCACACTTTGCCACCTTTCCAGAAAAGTTAATCGAAACACCTATTAAGGCAGGGTGTCCGCAAGGCGGGATAGTTTTAGACCCCTTTTCGGGAGCAGGGACTACAGCAGTAGTAGCTAAAAAGCAGGGTAAAAAGTATATCGGGATTGAGTTAAAGCAGGAGTATATAGATATGGCAAATAAGAGATTAAGGAAAATAGCGGAGAGGTTGTTTTGAGGAGGTAATATGGCGGAAGTAAAATGGATTAAGTTATTAACTGAGATGTTTGATGATGAAAAGATTAAGTTAATTGAAGCAGTCCCTGAAGCGGATATGATATTGGTTATATGGATAAAATTATTAACCTTAGCAGGTAAGAAAAATATGAACGGCTATATCTTTTTAACTGAAAATATTCCCTATACTGATGAAATGCTTGCTACTCTTTTTAACCGTCCGATTAATACTGTTAGGTTAGCACTGGAGACTTTTAAGAATTTTGGGATGATCAATTACAATGGAGAAGGTCAAATTAAAATAACTAATTGGGAGAAGCACCAGAATATTGATGGAATGGATAAAATAAGGGAACAGAATAGAATAAGGGTTCAAAGATTTAGAGATAAACCAAAAGAGATACTCCCCCCTGCTACCCCCCTTAATAAAGAAAGAAAAGAAGAAGATAAGATAAGATTAGATAAGATAAGAGAGAAACATTACAGTAACGTTACATTAAAAGGAATAGAATTTGTTAAAATATTCAATGATTATAAGGAGATGAGAACTAAACTAAAAAAACCTATGACATTAAGAGCAGAAGAATTAGTTATAAAAGAATTAGATAAATTATCATGTAACGTTACAGAACAGATTAAAATATTAGAACAAAGTATTATGAATAGCTGGCAAGGAGTATTCCCATTAAAAAATAAAGATACCCCTAAAAAGATGATGGGGATAGATGAGGCTTTAAAAATAGTTAATGGGAAGGAGGTGAAATAATTGGAATTTAGAATAAAAAAAAATAGAATTTTAATAATACCTCAAACTGAAATGGAGGAAGCATATTTAGAAGAAGTATATAAATTGAAAAATGCGGGTGATAAAGTGCAAGCCACTCGTGTAAATGCTATGGGTTTACATTGCTGGGCATATTTAGAAATTAAATAAAGGAGGTAATAAACCAGTGAATAAAAAGAATTTTGATCTAATGATGAATAAGTTTTGTAAGGTGTTTGAGAGGACTTTAGACGCAGAGGTATTAGCAATATATTTTAATATGTTTAACGAAATACCGGATAGCCAGGTGAATACTATCATCCGCAACTGCCTCAAGAAGTGTCATTACTTTCCGAGGCCTGCTGATGTCTTTAGCAGTTATGACGAAACTGCAATGGAGAGTCATAAGGTAGTGAAGATCGTCTTAACGGAGGAACAAAGGGAACAGAATTTACAGCGGATAAGGAAGGCTCAAGAGGATTTAAAGACGGTTAAAAGAGGAAGGGGGGTGAGTAAATGCCAAGTGAATTTGCAGAAGCAAGAAAACTAATGAATGAAACTTTTTTAGAAGATAAAGATTTGTATTATGGTTATCAATCAAATATTGCCATGCTTTTATACGATGAGCAAGTAAGAAATGGCAAACCTATTAATTACAGAGACCACGAAAATAGAAATGTAATCGCAAAAAAAATATTAAATTTGATATTTTTGTAAGGGGGACGAAGAGATGAAAACAACAGAAATCCCAGTATATTGCTGGCAATGCGGGAAAAGATTTTATATCGAAATTACTAATGGTTTTTGCGGTGGATGTAACAAAGAAACTGATGCCAGATGGGAACGCTTTGGGAAAAGATTATTGGTATCTTGTGAAGAATGTGGAATGACTATTATTGAAGATGAAAATAGATTTGATATGGAGGAAAAATAAATGTATTACCAAACTTATATGCAGCAATATTACTTAGAGCACAAGGAAAAAATAAAAAAGCAATCTATGGAATGGAGAGAGAAGAATCCTGGCAGGTTAAAAATTATACAAAAAAGATATAAAACAAAACATGGAAAAGTATTGGATAGGGATTTTAGAGAAGAAAAGATTGAAGTATTACCTTTTAAGGAAAGGGTGAGCCAGGAAACATTAGCTAAAATGAAGGAGAATAGTCAGGTTAATCAGAAACTTGTTAAAAGATATTTTCCGAAAGACGATGAATCGGTTTATGAATTTTTGAGAAGATGTAGAACTGAATCCAATTACAAAAATATAAAAGAGGGGTGTTATTAGATGAATAAAAACTTAGACTTATTAAAGCAAGAATTTTTTGATGTGAGTTATGAAGGGATATTGAAATATCTTATCCCCGTTTTGGAAGATTTTGATAAGCAGATAACTGAATTAGAAAAATACGCTCAAGAATTTTTAAACTATAGAGAAATAAGCAAATTACAGATTAAATTAAAAGAATTGGGAGAAAAGATTAAGAAATTAGAGCAGGCACAAACTTATTTCCCTCCTATGGAAATGGAATATCAAATTGACGGTTATGATAATCGAATAGGCGGGCAAGATGACCGAGGGAATATATTCAATTTATATGAAAAGAAAGGAGATGAATAAGTGAAGACACAAGAAGCGATTGAAATAAATGATAAAGAATTAATTAAGTTAATTGAAGATTTACAATTTGCTGAAGGAGATATTTTGGAGCGTAAATTTACAGAGAAATTAAAAAAAGACGATGGAGATTATCATGATAATAATAAGTTATTTGTTGTTGGCAGTCCAGGACCAGGGGCAAAGGTAGAAATATACTGGGTAAAATCGTGGGGGTTTGATAGACCTGATTATGGGTATATATTTACCTTACCAATTGGAGGTAATTATGATGATATTTTTATGAGTGGAATAATCCATATCCCAAATCCACAAGGCGGGGAAAAATGTAACGAAGATGCAGAATGGGTTTATTTAGACAGACTTTTAGAAAATGAAAATATTGAAAAAATCAAGATTTTTGAAGAAAGAAAGGAGATGATTAAGTGAATACGAAGGAAGCGATTCAATTTTTAAAAGTTGAAATTAAATGTCTTGAGAAAGAAATTGAAATTTGTAATCGAAATAATGATATAGATATACAAGTAATTGAAGCTAATAGAAATATAATTATAAAATATAATCAGGTAATTATCCTACTTCAGCAGGGGGAGAAGTATAAGAATTATAAGTTGATGTGGGAAGAATTTAAGATATATGCAGAGGCAAGACCTTGTAGTGTGGCTCTACATTTACGGTGTAGAGATTATGAGCAAAAATACTTTCCAAAGGAAACTAATGAATGAACAGAGAAGAAAATAAAAAGTATATGAAAAAATGGCACAAAGAACATCCTGAATATAATAAACAATATTATAAAGAAAGTAGTGAATGGAAAACTAATAATTTAGAACATTGCAAAAAGTATATGAAACAATGGCGTGAAAAAAATTCTAATTATATGAAAGAATATCGTAAACAATATAATTTTAATAATGCTAAAAGAATTAAAGTATATATGAAACAATGGCGAGGTGATAATACTAAAAAAATTAGAATATATGAGAATCAATGGCGGGAAAATAGATATAAAACAGATTTAAAATTTAATCTTAATATTAAAATGTCAAGAGGAATAAATTCATCAATAAAAAATAATAAAAATGGTAGGCATTGGGAAACCTTTCTAAATTATACCTTAAAGGATTTAATCAAAAGATTAACAAAAACAATGCCAGAAGGTTATAATTGGCAAGATTATCTAAATGGAGAACTTGAAATTGATCATATAATCCCTAAAAGTAAATTTAACTTTACAAAACCAGAACATCCAGATTTCAAGAGATGTTGGGCATTAAATAATCTTCAATTATTACCAATGAGAGAAAATCGAATTAAAAGTGATAAATTAACAAGACCGTTTCAACTTGCATTAAAAATGTGAAAAGAAGGCGAAGAATGAAAGCAGTGAAATTAAACTTAATAGGTAGACCAATTACTAAAAAAAATTCTCAGAGAATAGTATTAACAAAAAATAATAAAAGATTTATTATTCAAAGCAAACAATATCTTGATTATGAAAATAATTGTTTGTGGCAACTGAAAGCACAATATAAGGATGAAACCATAAAAAGTAAATTGAACTTAAAAGCTTATTATTATATGCCAGATAGAAGAATACCAGACTTGATTAATTTATTACAATCTACTTGCGACATATTAGAAAAAGCAAGAATAATAGAAAATGATAAAAATATAATATCTTTTGATGGTTCAAAAATAATGGGGATTGACAAGGAGAATCCGAGGGCGGAAATAATTATAGAAGGAGTTGAAAAGTAAGGGTGATTTTAATAAAAAAGGAGGAAATATGAATAAATTAAAAGAATTAAGCATAACAAAATGAAATAATTAATGATACAAAGCAAAAATAAATTTGACAGACTAAAGATTTATTGCTTTTTAAAGGAGTTGATGATAGAATAGAAAAAATAGAGATAAGATGTGTAAAATGTGGAAAGAGAATTTTTGATGGATCTCCAGGGATGGATTATCTTGGAATACCTAAAGTAATTGAATTGAAATGTCCTCATTCATATTTAGGTCATAGGTGTGGGGCGATTAATATTATTACTTGCAGGATAGAGGAGAAGGTGGTTGTGAGGTTGAAGGAATGAATATAAATAAAAAGGAAGAAAAATTTCTAAAAGATTTAGGGGAAGCAATATTAAATTATTTAAAAAATGGAATAGGTACGGTTAATATTGATGATTTTAAATATACTAATAAAGGGAAGGATTGGTATAAGATGTCATTTTACTTTAAGTTTCCATCAGCAGATATAACTGTTAAAAAAGTAATGGAAAAAGCTCAGTTTGGTATTACAGTAACGAAGAATTTATGTTAAATTGTAGAAGGTTTTTTAAAGCATGGAATAATAAATATAGTAATAAGTATTGACTTTATAAATTTTAAAACTAAATAACCGAGAGCTACCCGATAGCCAGTCTTGAAAGCAGAAATTGCTTTGAGGTCTGGCTATTTTTGTTATAATCTATTAACTCGGGGCCCCGAGCAAGGTGATTTATTATGAAATTAAAAAGAACTTTACGAGAAAGAAAATTTATTAAAGCATATATTGAGAATAATGGAAATGCAACCGAAGCATATTTAATTATAAATCCTAAAACTGAAAGAGAGAGAGCCAGAGAATATGGTTATAGAATGTTACAAAAAGTTGACATTTCAATTGCTGAACTTTTAAATGAAATGGGCATAACCGATGCTTATCTTAATCAAAAATTAAACGAAGGACTTGAAGCTACAAAGGTTGTTTCTGTTATACCAATAAGATCCAAAGAAGCACAACCTAATTCTCCTGACTTACCTAATGCTAATTCGAGAAATGTAGAATTTGTTGATGTAGAAGATTATCCGACAAGACATAAATATTTAGATATGGCTTATAAACTAAAAGATAAATACCCCACCGAAAAAAAGAACATAGATTTGAATGTTCAAGGTTCATTAGAAGTCAATAGTGAACTCGATAAGAAGTTAGCTCAATTAGATATTAAAGACCTTATAAAATTAAGTAAATTAAATGCAGATAAATGAGATTAATTATATTCGGGAACGTGCCAGAATAGTATTAGCCAGAAAATTCTTTTGGCATTTTTGCCTATATATGGATGAAGATTTCTTTATCCGGCGACAGAAAATATTAAAACCGCAGGCCGAAGCATTGCAATTAGTATCCGAAGGTAAAATATTACATCTTGGTATATGCGACCCGCCGCGGACCGGGAAGAGTTATATCATCTCATTATGGTGTGCTTGGGAATTAGGCAACAAACCAACTGGTTGTATTATGAGGAATAGTTGCTCAGATACACTTGCAGAAGATTTTAGTTATGACATTAGAGGCTGGATTGCCGGGAGTATTAAGTATAAACAAATATTCCCGAATATGGAATTAAGTAAGGATAAGCATAGAATTGATAACTGGGCGGTTACATTAGCCGATAAGAACTCTTATTTCTGCGCCGGTGTGGGCGGGACAATAATCGGTAAGGGTTGCAATTTAGCAGCTATAATTGACGATTCGATTAAAAATATAGATGAGGCTTTGTCCGAACCGGTCCTTGAAAAGAAATGGAAATGGTATACCGCAACACATAAATCACGATTAGAAAGTGGTTGTCCTGAAATATTCATCAATACCCGCTGGAGCAGGCGGGATATATTCGGCAGGTTGGATGCACGAGGATTTTTTGATCCGGAGAATGGCGGAAAGAAAATTATCATTGCCGCACTCGACGAGAATGGTGAAAGTTTCTGTCCTGACGTAAAGACTACTAAAGAATTACTTGAAGTCAAGAATATGACCGACGAAATGATATGGCAGGCGGAATACCAGCAGAACCCGATTGAAGCAGAAGGGATATTATTACCGATAGAACAGTTGAAGCGGTTTACTCTTGATGAATTATTAGCCAATAAAGAAACAAGAGAAGTAAAAGCACCTGACGGAATTAGGGGTAGGGTTGACACAGCAGAAGAAGGAACTGATTACTTTTGCTCGGTAGTTGCCTTTATTTATGGCAATAAGGTTTATATCGTTGATGTTATTTTTACGCAAGAAGGCACAGAAATCACAGAACCTAAGCTGGCACAGCAATTAATTGACTGGCATGTAGAAATAACAGTAATTGAATCAAACTTTGGTGGTAAATCCTTTGCTCGAGGTGTAAAGAAAATATTAGTAGAGAAAGATAATAGATGTTTAGTAAAGACAAAGGTTACCACAAGAAATAAGGAAACAAGGATATTAATGAAAGCGGCCTATATCAAAGAATACTTTGTTTTTAGGAGTGATTATAAAGCGGGTAGTGATTATGATAAATTTATGATTAACCTTACCAGTTATATGAAAGCAGGAACCAGCGTTCATGATGACGCTCCCGATACAGTAACAGCACTGGCTGAAGATATCGAACGTCCGGCAATTTGTTTTTTAAAGTAAATTTATAAAGGAAGTGGTTTTATGTTAAATGAGATTCTACAAAAAATTCAATCAGGTTCATTTTCTAAGGAAGAAATTTTAAAAGACCTCATTAAGGATGATTTAGAGAGCGATATAAAAAAGAGAATGGCTGAAGGGGTGGCCTATTATGGTAACGAACCTGACATATTAGATGAGGATTTCCGAAAATATAATGTTGAAGGGATAGCTTATATTGATTATACCAAAAGCAATAGACATATCACTAATAATTTCCAAAAACTATTAGTTGATCAGAAGGCCTCTTACATTATAGGAAATCCGATAGTAATTGATTTTCAAAATGAGAATGTATCTGATGAAGAAAAAGAAACGGCCATTAATGATGTTGATAATATACTAGGCGAATCCTTTGAAGATACTATAAACGATTGGATTGTAGGAACGTCTAATAAAGCCTGGGAAATAGTGCATATTTTTATAGATGATGAAGGTAATTTTAAATATGAGATCGTTCCTTCAGAGCAGATTATCCCCATATATGATACCACTCACGAAAAACAAATTAATCAAGTTATCCGCTATTATGAAGTTACTCATATTGACAAAGTATCAAAACAAAAATCAATACGTTATGCTGTTGAATGGTGGACTGCAATAGATGTAACCTATTATTTACAGAACGATAAAGGTGATTATGAACTTAATGTCAATTATGACCCGAATCCCGCACCTCACTTCCTTACCTATAACACTAGTAATGAAAATACAAAACAAGGGCAGGGTTGGGATAAAGTACCATTTATATTGCTTTCTAATAATTCAAAACAAACTACAGATTTAGAACCGATTAAACGATATATTGATGCTTACGATGCAGTTACTTCGGGATTCTTAAACGATATTTCCGACATTCAAACTGCTATCTGGATTTTAAAAGGTTACGAGGGAACTGACTTATCCGAATTTATGCAAAACTTAATAAAATTTAAGGCCATTAAACTTGATGCTGACGAACATGCTGGGGCGGCACCGGAACGATTAGAGATACCAGTTGAAGCTCGCAAGGTTATATTAGCACTACTCGACGATAAGATATATTCTATCGGGCAGGGTGTTGACCTTAATAAATTAGTAGCCAATACTTCTGGGGTAGCACTAAAAATTTTATTTACTGGGCTTGATATGAAGGCAAATACACTGATCCGCAAACTGAAAAAATCTTTTGAAGAATTAATATGGTTTGTATGTGAATATATTAACCGAACCGAAAAGCAGATTTATGATTATAAGGATTTTGGATTTATAATTAATAAATCGACTATCTATAATATTGCTGAACTATGTCAAAATATTGTAGTAATGAGTCCCTTTATGAGCAAACAAACCGCAGTAGCAAATAACCCATTTGTCGAAGACGTAAAAGCTGAGATAGAGCAAATGGATAGAGAGAAGGCTGACGAAATAGATGCTTATGGTGGAAGTATAGGAAAGGAGAATAATGAAGAAGAACCGGAAGGAAACCCAGAAGAAGTTTGAGAAGATTAGAATTGTATCAAGTAATTTTAAGATTACTTATCATGATGTTGTAAGAGATGAGGACGGAAAATTATTAGAAGGTCAAATAGTAGAGGCAAAAAAAGAAATATTAATAGATAAAAATTTAGATTACCAGACAACATTACAAGTAATTTTGCATGAAGCTATGCACGGGATAAAATGGGAAATGTGTTTTGACATAAAAGACGAAAATATAAATACTCAACTTACTACAGGAGTTACCTGTTTCATTCGGGATAATCCAGAATTTATTATGGAGTATATGAGAGTGTTAAATGGGAAATAATATTATACAAATAAGAAATCCTCGTTCAGGATATTATATTAAAATAGACAGGAGCAAAGGTAAAATAATTTCACACAAAAAGACAGAGGGAGCTTATAAAAATATTCCTATAGTTAAAAAGGATGATAATGAACCAAACTGTATTTAATACTTATTGGCAAAAGAGAATTATACTCAGGGCATCTAAATATTGGCAAAATACTAAAAATGTATCTAAAGCGATACAAAAGGTCTATGTCCAGAATTATAATCAATTACAAAAAGAAGTGGCCTATCTCTACGAGAAATTTATGAAAACTGGGAAGGGCGCTTATAAGGCAACTTATATAAAGCAATTAATGACTGATATAGATCCTAATCTAATAGATTTATTTATGAAGCAAAATAAAGAGATGAAGGTATTATTCGGTGATACTTATCAGAATGAATTTTATAATTCTATATTTGATTTAGGTAAGGGTGGAATGAAGTTTTCTTTTACTCCTTTAAATTCTAAAGCACTTCAGAAAGTATTAACCTATCCCTGGAGTGGTGCAGGATTTTCGGATAGGCTCTGGGAAAACAAATCTAAACTTTATTATAATTTAAAGCAGACACTAACACAAGGCTTGATACAGGGGCAGGATTTTGGCACGATGACCCGCAATTTAGCCGGTAGAATGGATGTATCCTATAAGCAGGCCAATGTATTAGTGCGGACAGAAACTCAACACTTCATGAATCAAGCTCATAAAGATACTTATGAGGAAGCGGAGATAGAGGAATATATTTTTTCTGCTGCATTTGAAGAGGGTACTTGTGAAGAATGCGGGGCGCTTGATGGCCAAACATTTTTATTATCGGAAGCTATCGTTGGAAAAAATTATCCGTTAATCCATCCTAATTGTAGATGTGATACGATTCCTGCTCTTGGCCAAAGTAGAACTGGCACAAGAAGCGCTAAAATTGGTGATGAGTGGGTAGAAGTACCTGAAACTATGACCTTTAAAGAATGGAAGGATAAAAACGAGTTGGCGTATTTGAATCCGCTTGCAAGTTAGTATATAATATTAATATGGCTATACGTGATCCGAAATATGGTAAGCAAATAGTTTATTATGATTGTGATATTAAGGCGGTTACTTCCGCACTTGACCCTGATGATACTTTTTATTATTATAAAGATAAGTATATCGGGACTTTAAGAATGTCTTGTAAAAATGGGCAAGTTGGAATTAGTTTTAGTTTTGATGAAAAATTTATAGATAATAAAAATATTTGACATTATAATTTAAGTTTAGTATAATAAATAAATAAAATTGAATATTTGTAGAGCTCCAAGAGAGCCAGTTTACAGAATGTAAAAAGCATTCTTGACTGGCTCTTTTTTTTTGTTTATAAGGAGATAATTTATTATGCCTTTTTCAAATGAGCACAGTTGCCGAATTAAGAATCCTGATTTATTTGAACAGAATAGTTTCAGAAGAATTAAAGAAGGTAGATTATCTATTATTATAGGTAAATTAAAAGGACAAGATAAAACTACAACACAGGCTTATAGATATTCAACAGAAGATTGGACTGAAGAAGAGGCAAAAAAGAATTGTGAAAAATATGGTGGGGAATTTCATCCTGCTAAGAAATAATCGGGTCAGTCTAAAAGCTCAAGACCTTAAAAAATGAGGCAATCAAAGGTAGGCGGGTAACCTATTCAAAACCTAATTGAAAGGAGTTAATAATGTCAGAAATCTTAAAAGAATTACTCGGGGATCTTTACACAGAAGAAATTGGAAAGAAAGTTGGTGACAAAAAGCTAATAATCTTAGACGAAGGAAAGTATATCCCGATTGAAAAGTTCAATGCAAAATTGGAAGAAATCAAACAGCAAAAAGAAATGATAGATGACAACAAGAAGCAGTTGAAGGATTTGGAGAAAAAGGCAAAAGGAAACGAAGAACTTGAAAAGTCAATAAAAGACTTGAGAGCGGAAAACGAAAAGAAAGATGTTGATTATCAAATAACCATTACAGCACAAAAAAAAGATTTTGCCGTCCAATCTGCTATCAAAGAATCGCAAGGGAAGAATGTAAAAGCTATTAAGGCATTGCTGGATATGGAAAAAATAACGGTTGATGATACTGGGATAACTGGACTTTCCGACCAACTAAAAGTACTTAAGGAATCAGATGCCTATTTATTCGGGGAAGATAAGATTGTCGGGATACCTGGACATATACCGGAAAGTGAAAAAGGCAGTCCTAAACCAGAAAATTTAGAAACCCAATTAAAAGAGGCACAGACTAAAGGGGATCAATTGGCAGTTGTATCCCTGATTAGAAAAATTGCTGAAGTTGAAGCTGCCAAAAATAAATAAAAAATTAAGGAGATGTTTATAAAATGGCAATAGGTTACCGTGCTGCCCTGCCGAATTACGCAGGGACATTATTTACTGCTTCGAGAGAACAGACACCATTTTTATCGATGATAGGGGGTATTAATGGTGCAAAAGTTTCACAATCTTTGAGTTTCCCTATCTCAAGTCAATATGCTCTAACTGGGGTTGCTGCTCCAGCTATTACTGAGACTGCTGCTGCTGCTGGACCACCTGCTCCTAAGAATTTTACCAGAGGACAAGTTTATAATTCCGTGCAGATATTCCAGGAAGGGATACAAATTTCCTATGTCGTGCAATCTACTATGGCTCAAATGAGTGGACTTAATATTGCTGGATCAGTCAACAATATATCTGATGAAAAAGATTTTCAGATTATGTTAAGTCTCCAAAAAATAGCGAGAGATGTAGATTATTGTTTCTTGCATGGTACTAAGGTTGATTATGTTGATCATACTACCGCATTTGCTACTGCAGGAATTGTTACTTCTATAACTTCCAGCACTACTGCAGAGGGTGGACTTACCCTGACTAAAGCACTATTCAATGCTGCTTTAATCGATGCCTGGGGAAATGGTGCAAAATTTGTTAGACCGGTTATTTTCTGTGGAGCATTCAATAAGACCAAATTTTCTGACATCTATGGTTATGCTCCTGAAGATAGAAATTATGGTGGATTAAATATTAAGACCATTGAAACTGATTTCGGAGTTATGGGTATTGTTTTAGAACCTCATTTAACTTCTTCGGTTATATTAGTGGCTGATTTATCGGTATGCAGTCCTGTATTTTGTAACATACCAGGTAAACCAGAATTATTCTATGAGGATCTTGCTAAATCTGGAGCTGCAGAGAATGGTCAAATTTTCGGAATGTTAGGTCTTGATTACGGTCCGGAATGGATGCATTTCACTATGACTGGGTTGGCGACAGCCTAAAAGGAGATGAACCAATATGGGTATTAAATATGATGAAATTAGAGAAACTCATTTGAGAGATACTCTTAAAGGTGTGGGCGATAATAGTGTATATCTTTGGGTATCTAAAAATGGTGATGATACTAATGGCACTGGTTCATTCAACGCTCCCTATAAAACTATAACCAAAGCAATGGCAATGGTTACTACTACCAGAAAAATCATAATGGTAATGCCTGGCGAATATTCTGAAGCTGCAATAACGTGGTCAGATGTAAATGGAGTTCAATTAATAGGTGCTTTTGGTGAAGTATTTGTTTATTTAACAACTGCTGCAACTACTCCAGTTATAACCATACATCCGGCAGTTTCAAGTGCAAACTGGGAAGCAACTTTAAAAAACATTGAGATTGAATCTGATTTTAATGCAGGGGTATGTTTAAGTGTAGATAGTACTCACCTAACTAAGAAGATGCTCGTTTATCTGAATGATGTTCAATTGTCAACAAAGAATGTTACTGATAGTTCTTTGGTAATTGTAAATGCTGGGACTTCTTCGATTAAAGCATATTGTACTGGCACTTATCAAACCTGGGAAGGTCTGGTAGATTTTACTGCAAAGCATGTAGATGACAGACTACGTATCTATGGTTACAGAATAATAGGAACTGTAACTATGAATGAGGCTGTAGCAGCTGAACTTACGCTTATTAGTGTAGGTATCGCAGCAGACCCGACTGTAGATTCTGCTACTCTATATTCTTTAATTAATTGTTGGCACGAATCAGATGCGAACCCGAATGTATATACTACACACGTAGATGAATTTTCACAATAAATAAAAAGGTTTTGGGGTATCCTTTTAAAAACCCCAATTTTTTAGAAAGGAGGAGATATGAGGAAACTTGATTTAAAGAATTATACTTACTCAGTGAAGGATCAGCAGGGGGTTACCCGATTACTTCCTTATCAATTTAAGGATGTTTTGGTTAATGTGATAACTCATACCAGTTTAGGACTAAACGGACCCGAACTATTAGATATTAATGAGGTAGCAGAGAAAATTGAAAAGGCGAATATGGAAGTTATTTTGACTGATGTTGATTATCATAAAATAATTGATAATCTCAAAAGGTTTAGGGGTTTTAGCAAGGTTGACATTCAATTCCTGAAACGAATATACGATTGCCCAGAGATACCTGATGATGGTATGCAAGTTATTAAATTTAGTGAAAATTAAGAAAGGAGGAAAAATATGGTAGATAAAGAGATTAAAGAAGAGGTTAAAAATATTAAAGTATTTGGTTCAGGTAGATTAATTAATCCTGAAACTGGTGAATACTTCGTTAGATTTGATGGCAATGGTGAAGCATTAGTAAGTAAGGAAGAAGCACAGACTATTAAAAAATATCATAAACAGGTTAGATTTGTAGGACAAAAAGAGAAACCATTTAAACCAGTTGGCTCGAATATGATAAATCTTACCAAGCCAAAATCTTTTAACGATGTAAAAGTTGGATTCAAAATTCCCGATAAATAAGGAGATGTAAATGTTATGGATGTTAAATTTTGTACGATTCTTATAACAAAGACAGATTCATCCGTCGTAGATTTAGAAGACTGTGATTTATTAGGACTTATTTTGCCGACATTAGATAATGCTAGTTTGACTTTTAAAGTATGTGATACAGCAGGCGGAACTTTTGTTACCGTGAAGGATAAAGATGCAACAACGGCATTGACTATTGCCGCAAGTGTTGGTGCTTTTGCAGTAGCTTCAAATATCTTAGATGGATTGAAAGGTTATCGTTATGTGCAAATTAGTGCCAGTGCAGCACAAAATACCGCAGCCAGAATATTCACCTGGCAACTTAAAAAGAACTGGAGAAGGTAAAAACTTATGGCTTTAAATATTGAAGAAGTACTTTCGTATTTAAATAATTATTTCGTCTATACTTATGCACCGAATGTATATGTTGATTTTGATGCAGCGACAAAGAAGATTACCCTTGCTACGGTAGGGGAAATTCTTGATGATTATGCATTGGATATTAAAATTAGTCAATATATTCGTATCGAGGGAAGCAGATTAAATGATGGTATATATAAAGTAACTGCAGTAGGGACTAATTATGTTACGGTTAATGAAACTTTAATTGATGAATTATCTGATGATGATCTTGACTATGTCACTATCTATGAATTGGCTATACCACAGAAATTATTATCTATTGTAACTGAGATGATAGCCTGGACAGGGACAGACAATATCAAATCTGAATCCCTTGGTCCGCATTCTATAACTTATGACAGGCCATCTAATGTATTCTCTTCATTTAATGGCAGGATTAAACATTGGAGAAAGGTTGGCTGGAGAAAAGCATGACCACATTAAGTGACTATATGCTGGATAAAACTGTAACACAAAAAAGAAAATCAATAACTGGAGCTAGTGTTGATCCTTGGGCTGATGTAGTAGTTGGTATAAGAATGGCAATATATCCTGCTGGCTCGTTTGCTATGGCAAGTTATCAAAGTCCATATACTAACATTAAATATTCTCATAATGGTTATTGTTTTGTAAGTGCAGCAACTTGGCAGGTGGGAGATAGGGTAATAGAAGGGTCAATTATTTATACAGTTTTAGAAGTACGAAAATGGGATACGATATTTGAGTTAAAAATGGGGATTATCTAATGGCAAATCTTTTATCGATAGAAGTTCTTGAGGGAATGGAATTAGCGAGACGTTTCCGGGAAAAAGGCGATAAAGTAAAAACTGAAACAGAATTGAATGTTTTACAAGCTGGTGTACTTGTAGGCGGTAGAGGTAAGCAGATAGTTCACGTGAAAACCGGAAGATGTAAAGCATCTATTGCCACACAATTAATAGGTGGAAGTCTTACCACAAAACCATTTTCTCTAACGGGGCCGCAAGTTATTTATGGAGCGGCACTTGAAGCAATGTATCCATATATGGAGCCTGCATTAGAGCAAAGTAAAGAAGATATAAAGAGATTATTCGGGAATATGGTCACCACAATAATAAGGGGGAAATCTTAAATGGCTTTAGCAACTGCAGCAATAACGACACTTATAGATAATATTATTACAGCACTAAATGCCGCAATTACCTCTACGGCATTGGCAGGAATTGTGGGGGTTTATTTTGGAGATCAAGAAGCCTATAGTGCTTATCCGGTTATTTGTGTAGGGGCGCCTCCATTACTTAATGAGAATTTCCCAGTTATGGCAGGTCAAGTTGTCCATGATGAAACCTATAATATTCCAATCCTTCTATATGTAGAATATGCCGATACTTTAGCTAATAATAAACTTCTCTATAACTATACTGGAGAAATTAGGACAACATTAAGGAAAAATGATTTTACTGATTTTGTTTATCAAATTGAAATATTACAGAGTCGTTATGCCTTTGCGCAAAAAGGCGATGTAACTTTGCGAATTAGTGAAACGACTATTCAATATAGAAAAAGAATAAGTTAAAAATATAAAAAGAAAAGGAAGTGTTTTAAATGCCAATTGGAAACAAAGGATTCATTGGAGTTAAGAAAGAGACTACTTGGGGCTCGAAAGTAGTAGGTGATAATGATTTTTATTTACCATTTGTTAGTGAAACTCTTACCGCTAATATTGAGAAAATATTATCAGCAGCACAGAGAGGAGTTGTTGATAAACCAAAATCATATCAAGGGGAAAGGGCTTTTACTGGTGATATTGTTTTAGAAGTTCATCCGGCAAGTTTGGGAGCTATTTTACGAAGTGCTTTCGATGTGCCAGATACAGATCCTGCAGGTACAACCGAGACTTTACTGGAAAATTGTGAGGATGCCTGGAATGAGTTAGTGGATGGTGGAGTAATATCTGGATTAGATGTAGTGGATTATAAAAAAGGTAGTGGTTCAGTGAAGATACAGATTACTGCTGATGTATCGGCAGGTGATATTTGTGCTTCTGAGATTTTAGCTTCCACTGATATGCATTTAGATACTGCTTTACGGTTCTGGATTAAATCAGATGTGGCCTGTGACGCTTCAGATTTAGCGATAAGAATTTCTGAATCTGTTTTATGTGGAGTTGGCGGGACTTATAAAGATGTATTAGTCCCTGCCTTAGTTGCTGGAGTATGGACAGAATGCACTGTTACTATGGCTTCTATGACTGATTTCAATGCAGTGATAAGTATTGGTTTAATACTGAAAGTAGATAAAGGCGAAATGACCGTCAATATTGATGATATTAGAAGGGTAGTAACTGGAACTGCTGCCACTGCCAAACAGCATATATTTATACCCAGACAGGATGATTTTCACGCAGATTGTCCTCTCAATCCTTATACTTTAGAAGTTTATCGGGACCAAGGGGATTCCTTCCAATTTTTAGGAGGGGTGGTAAATACCTTAAAATTAGATTTCTCTACTACTAATAAAATCTTAAAAGCAACTTGTGGAATCATCAGCAAAAATTTAGGTGATGTAGCAAAGACTTCTGTATCTCTTGAAACTACTAATCCATTTCTCTGGAGTAATGCAGTAATATCAATCGGTGATTCACCTGTCGTTAATAATGATATAGAGAGTTTCGGAATAGATTATAACAATGCCTGTAGAGCAAAATATACCCTCAACAATACTGTAATACCCAGAAGTATTATCAGAGATGGTTTTAGAACTACAATGATTAATTTTGTAATCGATTTTGTGGATAGAACTGAATATAATAAATTTTTATTGGGGACAGAACAGGCTTTTCTAGTAAAGTTTGAAGGTGCAGAAATAGCTGGCAATGCTGGTGTTTATTATACCCTGCAGATCGATATGCCAAAAGTTCAATATGAAGCTTTCCCGATTAATATTGGTGGACCGGGAAGATTGACCTGTGCAGTTATTGCAGAAGCTAATTATGATCCAACTGGCGGGGTTTTATATGCCATTAAGGAAAAGTTAATTAATTTAACACCAACATATTAAAAGAAAGGAGGCATTATGTCTAAAATAAAAATTGGAGATAAAGAATACAAATTAAGCAGGTTAAATTATAAAGATGTCAAAAAAATGAATAGGCATAGAACAGAAAATAAATTAGATGATTTAGACTTTGATACTTATATACTTATTTATACTTTACAAAAGGCGAATCCTGATTTTAAAATGACCATCGATGAATTTGATGAAGCATTAGATATAAATGAAATTGATTTTGTAAGAAAAGAGATTAATGATTATTCAGGATTCAATAAATATATCAAGAAAATACAAGATGAAAAAAATTTAACCCTTGGGATTGGCAAGAAATTGTCAAAAGATTCACCATTGCCTTTGGTTACGGATATAACGAAATAATGTCAATCCCCTTAGATGAAATTGTTGATTTCATAGATGACGTAGAAGTTCTATATAAAATAAAATTAGAGAGAATGGGAATTGAAACAAAATATAATAAATAAATTAAAATTAATCACATAAAACTATAAGATTAAATTTACTAATTTTAGGGTTACTAGTTACCATAGTTTTAAAATTTGCTTTTTGATTAGGATTTAATGTTGTAGGGTCAGAATAACATGTAGTAATGGAAACGAGTTTACCAAATTTGTCGAGGGCTTGAATTTCTAATCGAACATAATTAGCAATAATTTTACTCGTGTTTTGTAAGATGCCTTCAACATAAATATATTTGCCAGATTCGCTTGGATAATTAGTCCAATCAACAATTTTTATATTGGCTATCGGTTGTGGTTTTGATTTTATTTCTGGTTCTGGTTCTGGTTCTGGTTTGAATATCGTTTGAGGTTGAGATGATTTTTGAAATGATTCGCTTTCTTTTAAAATATAAAATGTGTAACCAAGTTTTAGATAATTATCTTTTACGTTATCTAAATTCGTAATCATAATAATATTGCCTTCTTGGTTTTGGATAAAATAAAGTGTGGCATAAGAAAAATTAAAGAAGATTATATTTAAAAAAAATATTAAAGAAATGATTAAAAGAAAAGATTTAAGATTTTTCATGATAATATACCTCCTGTTTTTTGATTGGATTATAACATAATCAAATAAATTGTCAAATTAGGGTAAAGGAATAAAATGGGTGACTATGATTTATTAGTAAAAATAACAGGCGATGCCTCAAATTTAATAAGCGCTTTAGGAAAAGCCAGTAGTAATGTTAGTGATTTTTCTAAAGGGATAGATAAAATTGGGAAGGGTATGACCATTGTAGGCGGGGCGGTTACTGCTGCCTTTGCATTAATTATTAAAAAGACTGTTGACGTTGGAGATGCCTTTAACGATATGAGTCTGCGGACTGGCGTTGCAGTAGAAGAATTATCTGCTCTTGCCTATGCTGGTAAACAAACAGGAACAGATATAGAAGCGATAGAACTTTCTCTTAAATTCTTAACTCGTGCTATGGATGATACTTCTAAAGGAATTGGAACAGCAAAAGATACCTTTGCGGCATTGGGAATATCGGTTACAGATGCAGAAGGAAAATTAAGACCCACTGTTGAGGTAATGAAAGATGTCGCTACTGCTGTTGCGGCAATAGATGATCCTGCTCGACAGGCTGCAGTTGCTATGGAATTATTTGGAGCAAGAAGCGGGACTCAATTAGTTCCTTTACTTAAATTAGGAGAAAAGGGTATTGATGACTTAATGAAGAAGGCTGAAGAATTGGGGATTGTCCTTTCCACTAAAGAAGCACAGGCGGCTGATGAATTTAAAGACAAAATGAATGACCTTAAAGATGTTTTAGGGGCGGCAGGAAGAGATATAGCGAATGTGTTAATTCCTTCTCTCACTGCATTGTCTATAAAAGCAGTAGAGATTATAAAGAAAATTAGAGAATGGGCTGAAGAACATAAAACATTAATAGACTGGATTGTAAAATTAGGTGCAGGATTAGGGGTTTTGGCAGCAGTTGGGGGGCCGATACTGTTAGCAGTTTCAGCTTTTACGAAAATGCAAGGGGCAATTACTGCACTCGGAACTATTTCCTCTGGACCAATAGGAATAGCTATTATAGCTATAGCAGGTATTGCAGTAGGAAGTAAATTATTGTATGACCGTCTGGAAGAAACCGTAGGTGGAATGCGTGAATTTCGAGAAGAACTCAAAAATATGAGTCTTTTTCAATTAAATTTAGAAATACAGAAACTGACGGATAGTGCCGAACAATTACAGAAAAGATTTTCTGAAATACCTAAAGGAATTGGACAACAAGAAATCTTAACAATGATTGATGGAATAAATAAACGATTAAAATTATTATATGAAAGAAAAGATGAAATTGATAATTTATCTACTTCAATAAGTGGATTTGGAGAACAACTTGAAATAACTGGAGGGAAGATAGAAACTTTTGACGAAATGGTGGCAAGAATGGCAGAAGAGACTAAAGTGGCAAACGAAGCAATAGCAAAATCTACTCAGGATTTAGCGAATATAATGCAACCTACTTATGATAAGTTATATGAAATGAGTCATACAGCAGAAGAGGTTGCTGTTAGAAGTTTAAATGCTCAAAGGGATGCACAAACAGAAGCAGTCAAAGCATTAAATTTATCTACTGATGCACAGGCAGCGGCACTAACTAAAATATCAGAATTATATAATATTGAAGTAGGATTAATAATCTCAAAGTTGGAAGAAGAAAAGCAAAAACAAATAGAAGTAGCAATAATAACCGAAAAAAGTTGGGAAGCAGTAGGTGTAGTCACAAGAAAAATAAGGGGGGAATATGACCCCTTAATAGATAAATTAAAAGAATTAGCGACGGAAACAGAATCATCTGCAGCAAGGCAAGTTAAAGCAATGCAAACAATAATAGATGCCGCTGGAAAAGTTACTGCCATTAAATTACCTGGTGGCGGGATAATATCAACAGAAGCCATCACCGCACCGAATGTAGGAGCAGAATATTATGCTCCTAAACTTCAAGTAGGCACTCCCCTTGTAACGAAAACAGGTTTAGCAGTAATTCATAAAGATGAAGCAGTATTAACTCCAGAGCAAAACAAAGCCTATCAAAGCGGTGGGAGTCAATTTACTGTAAATATAAATAATCCAATAATTAGAAATGATGACGATATAACTAAAATCAGAAATGAAGTAAAAAGAGCACACGAGGAATTAGTAAGACAATATGGTCGCACAGGTTATGCACCAGCATATTAAAAGGAGATAAATTATGGCGGAAGGCACAATCTCAATAGGTTCGACAACGCTGGATACTCCAATCGGATATACGCACGAGCCGATTAAAGCTGAAACATATGATAGAGCTATTCGAGGTAATTTGATAATTAATCGGGCGGTAACCGTAGAGGATCAACCTATCTCAAAATATCGTTTTGAAATATCCGATATTGTGAACAGCAAAATGCTGGCTATAAAAGCGGAAGCGGTTCATATAAGCAATTTATATTTAATTGATTATTTACAAATAGTAGAAGTATTAAGTGGTGACGGAACTACTACTACTTTTTATTCGCAAAGAGAATTATCTGGAGCGACTCCATTGCCAGTAATTACTTTGGGCGGGACATCAAAAACTGTAACCGTTACTGAAGATATTAATCCTGCTGCTGGAAATGTCTATGTTAAAGCCAATGTATCAGGCAGGGCAAGGTTTATATTCGGAGACGTGCCACCGGATACAGACGATAATATTATAATCCAATATGAGCCTAAATATGCGGTTAGGATTATTAGTTTTCGATATGTTGGCAGGATAAAAGATGTGGGCAATTATACCTTGATTTGCGAGGAAGTATAAAAATGGAAACAATTATAAAATGTTTTTTGGGAGTAAATGCACAACCTGCTGAGCAAAAAACTTATGCTAATATAGCTGGAACATTATTAGTAGACGATAATGATTTAGGTAATTTTTTCGGAGTAAGGATTCCCTGTTCACTTACCGTTACCAGAAATGTTGTTGGTGCTTGCCTTAATACCAGTCAGGGAATACGAATTACTATTACTGTTGACGGGGAAGATGTAAGTGATTCCTTAGTGGGCAATATAACAATATCGCATAACTTGAATTATATTAGCACTTTTTCATTTAGTTTGGGTGATCCGAAATATTCCCCATTAGTTGACTCTCATATAGCCGTTAATTCAGTGGTAATAATCACTGCCTATATTAACGGGCAGACGATTAAGATGTTTACAGGGTTGTTAGATGAGACAAGAACCACTTATGATGGCGGTTATAGATTAAATATTATAGGTAGGGATTATGGGAAGAAATTACTTGATAAGACTATGACCTTAATCTCAGTTCAGGATTCAGCAAATAAATCAATGAGGGGTTCGATGGTAGAATATCTTGCTGGGCAGGCAGGTATAACCAATATAAACGTGCCTGCTGGTGATGCAGTTATTATTGACCATAGTTTTCAAGACCAGACTATTTGGGATATGATTCAAAAGGAATGTGCCATAGAAGGTTGGTATGTGAGATTTGACGAAAATGGAGTAATGAAGATAAAAACCAGAACTATTAAAACTGACACAACTGATTATCCCGTTGCCGACTGGGAATACGGAGAAGATAAATTTGTCCAATTGGGTTTGGAAACATCGGATAAGGGTATTATAAATAAAGTAATTATATTAGGTGCAATCTTTGAAGAAGAAACCATAACAATTACACCTGCCGATACTACAGAAACTCCTCCAGAAGTGGATGTTCCAGAATCAGAATATACTGAAGATTCTATCCCTGTATCTAAAAGTTTTGTTTTAGGTGAAAGTGTAACCGCTTGGTCTTATAGTTCGGGTGGTTATACAGTTACTACTTCTTATAAAGGCCCAATTAAACCTTCTGGATATATCTTCCCCAAATATCAATCTTATGGATTTCATATAAGTGGAGCTAATATTGTAGATGTAACTTATTCTATAAGCGGTGGAGCACATATAGAGAGTCAGAGTAAAACTGGATGCCTTATCTATCGGGATATACAATCTACATTGGATTGGGTGTTTACAGAAAAGGCTTTTTCTGTAACTATCACCATTAAAACTAAAGTAGAAACTGCAGGTGGGGACGTCTGGATTGCTGATAATCTTCCTGCTGAAGTGGCCGCAGATACAGTTGTATCTACTATAACCTATACGCAGGTAAAAGCATCTGTCGAAGATGCCGCATCTATTGCTTTATATGGCGAGCGCAAACCTAACAATGAAGGCACTTTAGAATTTCCATTAGCTGAAACAGAAGCACAATGCAAAAGGATAGGGGAAAATATTATATTAGATAGTCATAGATTTATTAAACAACCTGATGATAGCGTTCCTTTTAATCCCAAATTAATTGTAGGGGAAACAGTAGAATTTACCGATAAGAAAATTGGTTATGATGAGGATAGATATTTTGGAGAAGAAGTAATCCATACTATCGACATTGATAAGGAAGGCAAAATAAAAGCTCGCACCAGAACAGGATGTGTTTATTATGCTTAATTTAGCACAGGCGAACAGACAGAATACGGCAGGAAATATTACTTTTAGAAATACTTATATCACTGCTGAAATAAAAGAAGACCAGGGGAATGGTAAATATAAAGTTGAGATAGCAGGGTCAGGAAAAGATTATCCTAATGTATTTACCATTGTAACCGACCCTACGTATGTAGTTGGTGACAAAGTTGGTATTCTTTGGGAATATGGCAATCGAGAAAAACCTGTTATAGCAGGAATATTAAGGGATATTAAATTTATAGAAGTGACTGGCGGGGTAAACTCGTTAGGCACTTAAAGGAGTGAAAATGATAAATGAAAAAATTATGGATACTGTTAATAATTATAGGAGTTTTATTTATGTTTAAACCTATTAATTCGATTATAAAGGATTCGATTGGCAATATTATTTATCGGGGTAATGTAGTAACTGGAATTGTGGCAACCGATAATGGCGATAAAAGTTACGATGTTTTTATATCTGAATCAGATAGAGCATATCCTCATATATTTACATTATCAGCAAATCCTAATTTAGCGGTCGGTGATAAAGTGCGAATTTTATATAAAAATGGTTGTAAAGAATTACCGATTATATTACCACCAACGATTGCAATTCCTGCAATAACGGGTGAATGGGTAAGTCCTACAGGATATATTGATGCTTTATATGATGCTTCAAAAGGATGGTTTAATCCAACAAGAATTTATGATGAAAATTTAGAGAATTATTCCGCATACAATGTATCTAAATTAAGTTGGACTCATTTTATTGAACTTATCCATGAAGCTATGCTTTGTAACAAAGTTCGTCTTTATGTCGGTTATCTTCTTGGCAATATAGATAAAATTGATATAGATGCCTATTATGACGGAGTATGGCACGATGTTTATGAGGGTGATTATGCACACGAATGTGATGAAACTGGTAATCCTTTAGAATGGTATGAAAAATCATTAGATTCTATACAAACAATTACAGAGTTTAGATTTCGTTTTTATAATTCACATCCTACAAATAGTTATTTTGCATCAATATGGGAAGTAGATTTTTTTAAAGTAGACGAATAAAAAGGCGAGGTGATTAAATGGCAGTAGACCCAAATCCGAAAATATACAATGCGGCTGATGATGCAGAAATCACCGCTATAAACTTTGGCACTGGAGATGCAGGAAGCTATGAAGATGCTGAAGCAGGAGTAGAATATCACGTCTGGAATGATAAGGGATTAGTATTAGGTTCGTCCAGAATGACTTCAGTAAAAATTACTGTCAGGGATGCTGATGGATTAGAAGTAGAAAATGTTACTATTCAAAAATGGGCAGAAATTAAATCTACCACTATAGAAATAGGCGCGGATATTGGTAATGGTATTGGAGTTCTTACAGATGAAACCGATGATGATTGGCCAGAATTTCAAGCGGTGGGGAAAGAGAATTATGCTACTCTTGGAAACATTCCTGCTAACTGTTATAGAGTGATATTCGTTAGGGTGAATATTCCGACCAGTGCGTTAGGGATAGGATATACTTTTAATATTTATGTGACTAATCAGCAACCTTCCTCTTCTATTGCTAAATGGATTACTGGTTTATGGGGTAACGGTATTGTCAATGGAACGCATACCCTCGAAGTTACTGATAATGCAGGTGCAGATTCAAAGATAGATATAGATTCGGGGACTGCTCTTATAAATGATAGAGAAGTTTATTTAAGTGTGGCACAAACTTATACTATCTCAGTTGTAGCAGGGACTTATAAAATATATCTTACCAGTGTAGGGGTAATAAGTTCAACGACTGGAACGATACCCACTAATTCGATATGTCTTGCCTATGTTACCATTGCCGGCGGAGTAGTAACTACTATTGTTGATTATAGAAATATTTATAGTTTTCAAAACTATAATAGAATAATTGCACAGCATTTTCAAGATATGATGGCAGCCGATCCTGACGGAATTCACGCCGCGATTACTGGAACAGGTGCAGAACAGGAAGTTACTAATGGGATCACTAATCCTGATTATGCAAGGAATATGAGTATAACTACCACAAATATAGCAGCACCTTCCGGTAACGTAATAATCACCGGGATAGTTAGGGGAGTAAGTGATACTGAAAGCATTGCTATTATAGCAGGAACTATTGCTTATGGTAATAAGGCTTTCGATACAGTAACGAAAATAACCTTACCTGCGGGGGTAACTGCTGCCGATACTGTAACAGTAGGATTTTCGGATAAGATAGGATTATCGAGTCAAATAAATGCTATTTCGGCAGTTTTCAAAAAGAAAGTAAATAATACAGACAAAACCTCTGAATTAACTGGCAAGGTTAGTGCAGTTTATCATACCGTAGATTGCTCACCGATTGCAGTTTATCAGGACATGGAATTAAGATATGTAAGAGGCGATGATGGAACTTGGGCCGAAACCCCAGATACGGGAATTGGATATACTATCCCAGTTCAAGCTCTAACTTCAAGTCCTGCCGATGGTGCAACCACCTATTTTGGAAATTTACCGAAAGCTCCAGTTACGGTTGCCGCTACCAGTAAAATTTATATCCGAAAAGCAGGAACAATTAAGATAGTGGAAATCTATTGTTACTCTGGAACGGCAGGAACTAATGAAAGCTGGTCATTATCTATTAGATTAAATGGCACTACCGATTATTTAATTGCCGCAGTTGCGGCAGCGGCCAATGAGAGAATATTTAGTAACACTGCATTAAGTATAGCAGTAGTTGCAGGGGATTATATTGAAATTAAAAGTGTGCAACCTACTTGGGTCACCAACCCATTAACGAGTATTTTTTCTGGGTATATTTACATAGAAATAAATTAAGAAAGGAGGATATTATGAAACGAATTTTAGTGTTTGCAATGGTTTTGTGTATGATTCTATTACTTTGTGCGGGGGCGCAAGAACAAGGAATAGACCCACTAGGCGATAAAATGAATGATAACAAACCTGGTAAGGTAACTACTCCTATACCTCCACCTGTACCTGTTGCTAAACCAGTTACACAATTAACGGTTAAAATAATTGACGATATGAACGATAAGGTTGTCGAACTAAATAATTGTATCGTACAGATAGTTGGGGAATTACATATATGCGAAGACTCGTTCAAATATCAAAATTCCTTTACTGAAGGAGATAAGTACGAGATGGTTATTTGGGTAAAACTTAAAAAATAAACTATGAAAAGAGGTGAAAAAATTATGAAGAAATTAATTGTACTATTAATGGTAGTTTCCTTTTTACTTGTAGGCATAATATCAAATGTCTTTGCTGTAATTGCTCCCGCAAATGTAGGTCCAACTACTGACTTTCTTGGCGATGTAGGAGTCCCAACTGGGGGCGGATACTATGTCAATGATACTTTAGTTTTGGCTGCAGATTCTCTTACTTTTAGCGGAACAGGAACACTTAACGGACTTGATGCAGTAGACGCAACTGGTGAAGATACCATCGAAGCTCTTATCTTTGATGCTGATGCAGAAAGTATTTTAGGCGTCTGGGAAGTGGCAGATGATGTAGATTTGGTTTTTGGTACTGATGCTAACTGGGCAATAAATTATGATGAAAGTGTCGATGACCAATTAATCTTTCTTACTGCTGGAACTGCCGCTGGTGCTGTTACCGACCCCTTGTTTGAAATTATAGTAGGTGCTACTCCTACTTCTAATCAAGAAGTGTTTGGTGTAGCAAAGGGGACTCAAGCGTCGAATACATCGTTGTTTAGCGTTGACGAAGATGGAGACGTTTTAATCCCCGGAACTTTAGGAGTAACTGGAGTAGTTACTTTGACTACTGCTCTTGGTGCAGACCAGGGTGGAACTGGGGTAGCGAATAACGCAGGGGAAACCTTAACTTTTGTAGGTGATGATGCAGTTGAATTTACTACTTCTGGACCAACTACAGTAACGTTACCGACCACTGGAACATTAGCTACTACTGCTGATTTAGCAGCTGCTGGAAACCATATAGACCATTTTATGGATGTGGACGCTGCCGATCCTGATTATGTCCACGTAGCAATAGTTGGAACTGGTGCAAGTCAAGATGTTTCTACAGGAATTACTAATCCCGATTTTGGTAGAAATATTACCGTTACTTCTACTGCCGGTTCGGTTGGAGTGGTTACTATAACTGGAACGACTGCTCTCGGGGCACTTAATGCAACCGATGCAATAACTATAGTTGATGGTAGTATTGCTTATGGCGTTAAGGCATTTGTAACCGTAACAAAGATTAATACATCTGTTGCCTTTATCAGTCCTGAAGAAGTTACTATCGGTATAGGTGACGTAATCGGATTAAGTAATGGAATCAGTGAAGAAGCTGATATATACAACAAGGTCGTTGATGGTGTAAATGAATTTGATGAAATAAGTACAAAAGGAAATGCTACTAACGAAACTCTGGATTGTGCAACTATTGTACAGAACGAAGATATTACAATTTATTATCATCCGTAATAGATTATAAGGGGGCAGGTAAAACTGCTCCCTTGATGATTTTAAAGTAGGTGAATGTATGAGAAAAAAACTAAATATAATTTTAATCATTTTATTGATATTTAGCTTATTTACCATAAATATTAGTGCTATACCTATAGGAGCGAAGGTTGAGGATTTATTCGATTCTACTTTGGCAACCGACCACAGTTATTCTGGATTAACTTTAACCTTAACCGTAGGGGAATCTGTTGTCTTTGGTGATGTAGTCTATATGAATTGGACGGATAAAGAGGTTAAAAAAGCACAAGCAAATGCCTCTACAACCGTCCCTGCCATTGGTATAGCATTGGAAACAAAAGCAGATGGGCAAGCTTGTCTTATTCTGGTTTTTGGTTATATACGAGATGATAGTTGGGCATTTACAGCTTCGATGGTTTATTTATCCGATACTACGGCAGGTGGAGTTTTAAGTGCTGCACCTTCTGATGCTGGTGACCAAATACAACGACTAGGATTTGCCTTTCACGCCGACAAAATGTTCTTTAATCCAAGTTTTGATGTAGGAGAAATTTAAGATATGAAAAAATTTATTATTGTTTTAACTATATTATTTTTTCTTTTTAGTAGTGCTGTATTTGCGACAACTTTCTATTTAAATTATGAAAATGGGCTTGATGCTAATGCAGGAGATTCATTTGCCGCTGGTCATCCGTGGAAGACTATTACTTTGGGAGCAACAGCGGCCAGAATAGCTCCAGGTGATATTATTCGTATTGCCAAAAGTCCTGCACCTACTTCTATCGGAAATGGGACTTGGACGAGTTTATCTAAAACGGTTACTTTAGCTACTGCTGGAACAGCAGTTATAGATTTATGTGAAACTGCTTGGACTGGAGCAGGAGATACAACCATAACCAGAACTGCGGTAGCAACTGAGGGAAAAGAAGGTTCTTATTGTATGCAACTTACCGTAGATGCATCTCCACAAGCAAGTATTTTGCAGGCATACTACGATATTTATACTCACGATACAACTGTTCATGATTTATCCGCTTATCAAAAAATATCTTTCTGGATAAAAAATCCATTTGGCGCAGTTAATGTTAATAACTGGATAGTTAACTTGTGTTCTGATGTGGCTGGGGCTACAGTGGTAGATAGTTTTCTTGTCCCCGTACTTGCATCAGCGACTAAATGGGTGCCTTTAACTTTGACTAAAGTTGGTGGGGGAAATTTGGGGGCATCAATAAAATCGATTGCGATATACTCTGATACATCCACTACTGGAATGGCTTCAAAGTATATCTTTGTAGACGACTTTATTGCCTGCACTACTAATGGTTTAAATCTTCAAAGTTTAATATCAAAAAATTCAGCGGAGCAAGGTGGAACAGAAGGTTGGTATGGAATACAAAGTATTAATGGAGTAACAGTTTTATTAGATAATGGTACAAGTTGTAAGGGAAATACAGGTAAAGGTTATTCGGGCACAACAGAAACGGTAATTACCTATAAAAGAGAAACAATTAAGACAGCTATGGGAGAGGGTAACCCCTCACAAATTCAGGCAATTCAAGATAGTGGAAGTTTAGCAGCGGGCAATATTCAATTTCAAGGCGGATATGATATAACTTCTGGAGAACAAACGGGAGAAACATTTTTTGACGGATTGAATGGACATGGTTATGGAATATATCTAACTTCTATAAATTATATTACATTTAATTATTTAAATGTTGTTAGATATAATTACGGATTTAATTTTACCTCCAGTCATTACAATACCATAACCACTCTGTCTAATGCTAATAATAATGATTACTGTGGAATTGCGTTTGATAGTTGCAATAACAATACCATAACCACTCTGTCTAATGCTAATAATAATGGGAATTATGGAGTTTATTTTAGTAATTCTCATAACAATACCATAACCACTTTGTCTAATGCTAATAATAATCTTAATAATGGCGGAGTTTATCATACAGCCAGTAACAACAATGTTATAACTATTTTATCCAATGCTAATAATAATCCTTATGGAGTTTATTATACTCTTGGTTGCGTTAATAATATTATAAGGTCATTATCAACTACGGGAAATACGACAGGTGGAGTTTATTATAATGCAATTTCAGCACCAAACTACTTGAATAATGCTTTAATTGCTGAAGGAACGGAAATCAGTTTCACTCCAACTGCTTATTACAATTATCGTATCTATTCTAATAATCATGACCAAGATACGACTAAAAATTTCATATACACTGACGGTGGGTTAATTAGTTCAGTAGCAACAGATAGAGTGGGTGGAACTGGGATAATGTGGAAGTTAGCGGTTACCTCAAATACCAGAACGAGTTTTTATCCCCTCAAATTATCTATTGCTAAAATAGCGGTGGTAGCCAGTAAATTAGTTACCGTAAAGGCATATATGAAGATTACCAGCACCACTGACATTTTAGGGGCTTTAGTATGCCCTGGTGGACAATTAACGGGCATAACTGTAGCTGATGTTAAAACTAATACGGGAACTGCAGATACGAGTTGGCACGAACTAACTATAACCTTTACACCAACACAGGCAGGAGTAGTTGAGATTGAAGCGTGGGCTTGGTGGGTAGCAAGTACTGCTGATGAGAGTGTCTATGTAGAAGATATGACTATAACACAGGCGGATTAATATGAAAAGATTATTATTAATTATATTATTTTGTTTCTTTATAACTACAATGGGATTTTGCAAATGGTATATTCCAGATATCCATTATGACCCAGATAATTTATGGAATAATGAAACCTTGATTTATGATGATAATGATATAACTGCAGGAGATACTTCAGTTGCAAAATTGACTTGGAGCAGTTTTATTTTATTAGATGTTTATAATGAATTGTATTGTGAGATAATAAAATTTTTAGCTTATCAAAAGGGTGTTTTGGGAATAGAAAAAATAGATATAGATTTATATTATAATTCTGCTTGGCATGATTTATTTGAGGGAACTTTTATTAATCAAGTATGGAAACAGATTAATGTAATACCTTCTCAGTATCTTTATAGTGCAAGAATTCGCTTCTATGCTAGAAAAGCGGATATTGCATATTTTTATGGATTTGAGTATTGGAATATCGGTATTGGTGATTTGATTACTATGGATTTTTCTTTTCAGGCGCAACCGTTTATAAATATTACTGCAAAGGATACTATTGATTTAGAAACAATGGATTATGCTTTTCAGGGGCAACCATTCGTAACTATGATAGAAGCAGTAGCAGGTTGGTCTCATAAATGGAATACTGCGACGATTTCTAAATGGAATAATACAACATTTAGCAAATGGAATGGATTGGAATAAAGGAGATGATGATATGTGTTAGAAATCTTAAAAATGGCATTGAATAATAGTGTAGCTCTTTTCTTTGCGGTCTTATTTTATTTAGATTTTAGGAAGAAAATTAATTCTTTAGATAATACAATTTCAAATCATTTGACCCACGCTTTGGATGAAAATACGGCAGTGACTAAAGAAGATGCAGAGAGTGGTAAAAGGGTAGAGACAGCAATAAATAATCTATGTTCAAAGATAACTGAGTTCATAGAAAAAAAATAATAAGGAGGGGATAAAGAAATAGATAAGTGTCCAGTTTGTGACTCTAATAAATTAATTAAACGAGGCTTCGATCCTTATAACCAGCAGAAATATCATTGTGAGAATTGTGGAGCATATCCTACGGAAGGGGCGAAAAGGCATAGGGATAAGAAAGATATAAAACCTATACCTATAAATAAGAAAAAATCTTCTCAAGAAACTTATAAAGATATTGAAGCTATCACTAAAAAGGTTATCGATAGTTTAGAACCTAAAAATAGATTAGAACCAGTTATAGAAAAAGGAACTTTGAAAAAAGAAAAGTGGGTACAGGAATTTTCGGATCTTCATTATGGTTTGGAAGTCAATCCAATAGAGATAGGAGATTTGGGATATTATAATACCACTATTGCTAAAGAAAGGGTAAATTATCTTGCAGGCACTATGGCGAAGATATTAGAGTATTATCCTAACCGACCTGAAGAATTATATCTGATGTTACTTGGCGATAATATGGAAGGTGCTTATATGCGAGGTAATCAACAGGCTAATATTGAATTTGGGGTAAGTAGGCAAATAATTGAACTTGAAGAATTGATTACTGATTATATTATTTATTTATCTAAATACTTTCCAGTTATAAAAATATTTGCTGTTGTAGGCGGTAATCACGGGAGACCTACGGCAAATAAAAAGGACTCATCTCCGAGTGATAATTTAGAGCAGATTATTTATAGCAATATAAAATATAGACTTAAAGATATTCATAATATATTTTTTGAATATTCCATTGCCAAACACATGATAGTAGAGATTAGCGGAATGAAATTTTGGTTAGAGCATGGCGATACTTCTAATAGTTGGTTGGGGATACCTTATTATGGACTACAAAGGGAAATGATGAATATTAATAAGATGTTAGCGATATTTAAGGAACATGCTGATTTTTTGTTATGCGGACATTTTCATAGTAAGGCAGTTTTTGAAAGTGTAATAATGAACGGGTCATTCGTAGGCGGGGATATACATTCGGTGGGTGATTTACGACGAATGGATTTGCCTTCTCAAAAGGTATTTGGAGTTAATGAAAAACACGGAATTGTCTGGGATAGGAATATATTTCTTATAGATGACCCTAGTAAATTAAAGGTAAAAATATATAAATAAATGGGGGCGTAAGGTTTCAATAGAAGAAATAACACCGTTAAATAGGAGTAGGGCAATCCTAACAGGTGCGAAAAACTATACTGCAGTTTGATACCTTTCCCCCACCATATAACGAGAACATCTCGGTAAAGGACTGGCAATGAGTGGAGATAAGGCAAGTAAAGTCGTTCAGTTCAGATGTTCTTCCCCCTGCTTTTTGGAGTGGGGTGTCTGACCTATTCGGCAGGGGGTTGCAGTATAAACTCGTTACGCCTCTTAACAATGCGCACCCTGACGGGTAATACGCCTGTAACAAAAACTACCACAAAAAGCAGGTTTATCAACTGCCCTGTGAGGGCATTGGCTAAAGCAGGGCTTATCTCATCTACCAAGTGCTTGCCTAAAACGTCAGGCAGGTAGAAGGAGTAACGGGGGCGTTGAGGCGTCCCCTGTTTACAATAGGTTGAAAAGCCTGCACCCTCCACCCTATAAAGGAGAAATAAATGAAAGTCTATCTCGATAAATATAAAGAGTTTAAGGAAAAGTTTGCAGAGGAGATAATAAATATAAATGAAAAAGAATTATTTGAAAAGTTAGCAGATATAGAACATCAACGGTGGAGTAGTTGGCAGAAATATCTTCATTCCAAATGTATAAAAAATGAAAATGGAGATTTAACTATTCCTTGTGATTATGTTAATCATTTAGAGAAACAGATAAATACACCATATTGCGACTTATCAGAAAAAGAAAAAGATAGTGATAGAGAAGAAGTAATGAAATATTGGGATTTAATAATTGACGATTGCGAAAAATAATTTCTGATACTACCTTTAGGCGGTATATTGAATATGCAATATTACAGATGCAGTAGAGAATAAAGTATAAGCAGTTAAGGACAGATAGTTAATATTTTTGTTAATTTGTCACAGTAACTTGTCACAGTAACGAATGGGATACTCAGGAGTATACAGAAATGACCTATGAACCTCATATAGACTTTAAATATCTTACCGTTGATGAACTTATGGATATGGCTGATGAGATGATAGATAAGAAGGCATTAGAATTGGAATTGGAGATATTAGGGAAGTTGCTTTATTATGAAAATGATTAAATATATTAGTTGATTATGTCTTAATGAACGAAGATGTTATTTATAGCACTTTCGGGAAATATGTCGTTCTATTCGGCAGTTCGTTCCGAAATGGAAATAGGTAGTCAAAACATACTACGGTTGTAGTCAATTGAACCTGTAAGAAATACTGATGAGTTCAGTTAGTGCAAAAAATGCACAAGCTCACAATCAGATACACGATAATAGACAAAAATGTCTATTTTAGTGTATAGCAATGAGAGGAGAAGATATGAATATAAGGCAATGGTATATAAGCAAAGTATTAATTACATCAGCATATAGAGCGAAGAAGATAACTGGCTTGCCAGCCTCGATTGTAAGTGCACAATGTATTCTGGAAACAAACTGGCTAAAATCTATTCCGAAAGATATTGATACCGAGGAAACCTCTAATAACTTATTTGGAATTAAGGCACATACTCACCCTTATGTAGAGTGTATGACGACAGAATATATTAAGGGGGTTAAGGTGGGAGTGTTGGCAAAGTTTAAAAAGTATAGGAATTACGAGGAATCATTTGTTTCGTATGGAAAATTAATTTTAGAAAATGAGAGATATAAAAAAGCAGTGGCGGTTAAAGATAATCCAAGAGAATATATTAAAGAAATTTTTAAGGCAGGTTACGCGACCGACCCCGACTACCCTCAAAAGGTTATTGGCATAGCCGAGAATTGTGGCTATATACCAAAATAATGGCTTAAAAGTGGCATATCGAAAAATAGGCGGCAAATTCGTTCGTAGTAAGGTTTCTTAAAAAGTAAGGTCATAGTTGCTTATAAAAAAGGTGTTTTCAATGATAAATAGTATAACTTTTAAAATAATTGTATTAATTTGTTGTCTTATCCTGGCTTTTTTGGTTGGGGTTTCTATAAAGGATAAAAATGATAAAATCTTTCCTTCTGTAAAGGACGAAGAATGTCAGGGGGGGATATACCCGGAACCAGAAGAATATAAAGGAGATGAAAAATAGTGGAAGATATTAATTGGAATATTCTACCGATTATAATTGTGGGGTTTGTTTTAGGAATAGGATATTTAATAGGAAAATACCTTGGAAAAAAATAAAGAGAGGAGATAAGATAAATTGAATAATCAATATACAACAATACCTTATATAGAAAATAATACAACTGCTGGAACTGTATATTTTAATGAATATAGGATATATCCTGATAGTTCCTGTGTTTGGTATAAACTTGTATTTAATTATATTTATTCCTTATGATTGGGATGGGAACAAAAATTTAAGAGAAAGGAGATGAAATAAATGGGAACAATTATATTCGCTTTTGTATACAAGTACTTTTTTGCTATAATACTTACTTACGTCGTAGGAATGTTTAGCAAGGCCCTGGTAAAAAAATTCGGCGCTGATAGAGCGACTGCAATAAAGGAAACTATTCTATCGGCTATGTTATGGGCAGAGCAAGAATTTGGAATAGGGCATGGTAATCAGAAATGGGAAGCAGCTTATAAGAAAATTATAGAGTTACTACAGGCTCAAGGGATTACCTTAACAACCGAAGAACTTCCTATCGTAAAGACCTTAATGAAATCTAATATACCAGGCATTAATGCTAAAACTTATAGTGCTGTACCGAAAGAAGTATTACAAGTTAGAGAAATAAAAGGTCTATCCCCAGAAGCTAAATTGCTCGTTGAAAAGTTAAAGGAAAAATATCCGGTAAATTAAACCCAGGCTGGTGGGTAATCCAGCACTTCATTTTTTCCTCCTGAAAGACCGGGAACACCTCCGCCCGGTCTTTTTTAATTATAAAACAAAAAATAATTAAAAATATTTTCTTCGTAGGAGTATTGATTTATAAGGGTTACAATGAATAGGGAAAAATAATTACAAAATATTTCTGAAAAGGGTATTGACATATATATTAACCTTATGTTAGTATTACATTATGATAATATTAAATATGACTACGAAAGAAAAAATAAATAAAGTATTGGAGATCCAAAAGAGGCAGGATATTAAAGATACTGAATTATCTTATCTCCTGGGAGTTAGTTTTTCTACCTGGAGGAACTATAAAATAGGGAAGACCATACCATTTACTCCTGCCATTATTGAGAAGATAGATAGATTTATCAATATCAATTCTTAAAGAGAGGATAACCGCAAAATGATTAAGGTTTTGGAAAAATTACTTTACATAAGATATATTGTAGGGCAAAATGAAAAGTTAGATTTAAGACAATTAAATAAGCCAGATAGAGACCGAATATTTTGCAGTTTCGCGGTTATCACTGCAAATATTCGGTTTTTTATTTCTGGCTTATTTTATTTTAAAAGGGAGGTGAAAAATGTCAAAACATATACCACTAAAGTGGACAGACGAGGAAATTCGCTATTTTAGAAAACCCACAATGAAGGCAGAACAAACTAATGAGTGGGCCTGGTGGATTTTGTTAGTGGCTTTGATAGTAATGGAAGCAATGGTAGTCTTAAAAGTTTTAGGGAAAATTTAAAAAATATTAATAGGAGGTAAATAATGATAAATGAATTGATTAAGCAATTAGTAAAGCTTCAGAATGAGGCCGTTGATAACCACGACAACATAAAAGAAATGAATAGTTATAAATCTTTTTTGAGAGGTAAGGTGGAGGCTTATACCCGGGCAATTTATGCGGTGAAACAGGTGGAACATAATTATAAAGAAAGTTTAGGAGGTAAATGAAAATGAATAATGTTGAATTATTTTATGAAAGAAAAGCATTGTTAAATACATTTAAAAGTAATATCGAGAATAGATATATGTTTTGTGTAATTAATAACGAAGGAAATCTGCACGTGAAACTCAATAGTGATTTAGATGATGTATTAGGAAAAGAAGATAGAAGAGTTATACTCGATATTGTCGGGGATGTAATAAGGGAATCAGAACCAAAAATGAGAGAATGTGTAATTAAAAAATTGACAGAATTTATGGAATATAGCAGAAAACAAGCCAGAGAGGATTTTGAATTGATTAATTAAGGAGGTAAATGAATGGCAATAAATAGTATGCGGTCAATTAAAAATGACATAGAAGAAAGAATAGAAATTAATTATAGTCGTAGTTTTGATTTCTATCATGGGTATATTTTAGCTTTATATATGGCAGACATAATAAATACCAGTGAATATAAAGAATTAAGAATGTGGATAGAAAGTTTAGATTTAAAATAATTTAGGAGGTAAATGAAATGTCTAATGGTCATTTAGTAAAGTATTTAGCACAAGAGAAGGGAATTAGCATAGATGAAGCTGAAAAAGTGTATGAGGAGAGAAAGAATTTTAGAAGATACTTTAAGGATTTAGATTTTAAGGATTTCGATTTTAAAGGTTTTGATTTTTTAGAATTATTAAAGAAAAATAAAATAAGGAGGTAAAAATTAATGTCTTTAGATAGCATAGAAAAAATTAAAAAGGATATAAAAGAAAGAATAGAAGTTAATTATATTCGGAATTTTGATTTCTATCACGGTTATTTAATTGCTTGTTTTATGGCTGACATAATTAAGAGTGGGAAAGAATATGAAAAATTAATAGATTGGATAAAAACTTTAGATATAAATGGAGGTAAAGAAAATGGATAAGCTGACCCCAGAGCAAGAAGACTTAATTAACGATTGTCACGAAAAAAGGTTAATGGATGATTGGGGAATTGATGAATTAGTTAATAAAGGCGGTGTAATGATATTACAACCTAAGAAAGAAGAAAAAGAGCATAAAACTATCCCGATTAACCCTGATAAATTTGATGAAATATTAATCGGGATCGGCAGAAAGAAACCAAATCCAAAAGAAATTAAGGAGGTAAAAGTAAATGTCTAATGAAGTTAGTAGTCTATCGATAAATGAGATTGTCAAATATCAATGGCAAGATACAACTATTGAATTAACTAAAGAAGATGTCAGAAATCTTATTTCTACATCAAAAGATGTAACTGATAAAGAGGTAATGTTATTTTTACAATTATGTAAGTATCAGAAGTTAAATCCTTTTGTCAGGGAAGCATATCTTATTAAATATGGTAGTTATCCTGCATCTATGGTTGTAGGTAAAGAAGTCTTTACTAAAAGAGCAGAGGATAATCCTAATTTTGATGGTTACGACATAACTGATAATTGGAAAGCGGGGATACCTTTAGAAGAATTTGAAGTAACTTGTAAGGTATATCGCAAGAATTTGGCATATCCTATAACTGTAACAGTAAGTTATCCTGAATATGTAGGAACAGATAAAGACGGCAATGTTAATCGTATGTGGAAGGGTAAACCAAGAACTATGTTACGTAAAGTTTCTTTAATGCAAGGGTTGCGGGAAGCATTCCCGACTGCTTTAGGTGGACTCTATGAAGAGAATGAATTAGACCAACAGACCATACCAAAAGATATAATGCCAAAAGAAGAAAAAAATGAAACTGTTAACGTGTTAAAGGAGTATATCAACAAACCTGCATCAAAGTTAGAAAAGAAAGATGATTGGGCAAGTGAGAAGCAGGTAAAATTAATCAAGGCAAATATTATAGCAAGCAGTCTAATAACCAAACCTGAAAAGTCTAAAATACAGGATTATCTTGATAATGGTTTAACGAAGACAAAGGCAAGTGAGATTATCGGGTGGTGGATTGGTGATATAGGGAAAGGTATTACCGGCGAGAGACAAAAGCGGAATACTGCCAAACCTGATAAGGAAGTAGCAGATAAGCCTACTGGATCAGTAGAGAAATATTTTGATAATCAAAAAGGATTAGATTTAGATAAGGCACTAGAATATAAAGAAGGCGAACAAGAAATCACTGATGAGGGTAATTTCCCTTAAAGATTTAGGATTTCAGGAGATAGTTCTTATTCTCAAGTTCATACTATCTCCTAAAATGGAAAAGTAGGTGGGGCCGCTCTTACCTACTTTTCCCTTGCAATTATATTTTATAAAAATTTATTAAATAGAGGGGTAAATTAAATGTGGAATGATAAATATACTGAAGAACTTAATAAACTTTTTGATGATTGGCATAAAGAAGCAGATGAGGTAGATAAAAAATATAAAAAGTTACACGATGAAATTTCTGATAGATTTCATAAAGAAAAAACTGAAAGAAAATTAAGAGGATTGAATTAATTATTTGTATAAATATAAATTGATTAATGAGCATAATTCAAGTAATAAATATGGTAAATGTGAAGTATGTGGTAAATATGCTGATAGTATTTATCATCAAACAGAACTAAAGAAATATAAATTTGGTTATTTTGTAAATAACGAATTATGGGGACATAAAGATTGTTTAATAAAGAAAAGGAATTTAAACAATAAAACCACTTGATTACTTCGTATTATTTTTATATTAATTAAGTGAGGTGATTTAGAATGTATACAAATCAAAACGAAATTATAGATAACTACAAACCACATCCAGGGTTTTTTGACTTGTCGGTTAAGCCTAAAGACTTAACTAAAGCTAAATATGCGAAAGTGTTAAATGCTCAAAATTTTTTAGCGGAGCAAGGTAAGAATATAGATTACTTGGCAAAGTTTGAACCGACAAGATATGAAGATTTAAAAGAATATTCGGCCATGTATCAGGCGATAGTTTTTAAATATTGGGAGGAGGTAAATTAAATGGTTAAAACTGCTTTAGATGAAAAGGATAATCAGTCTTGCGGGAACTGCTATCTGTATAGCGATAAATTAGGGGTATGTCTGTTAAAGGGCGAGGAAGTGGCTTTTGATGATACCTGCAAGAAGTGGCTAGCGAAGGATACCTGCAAGGGATGCTTGATAGATTTTAAGAATGAGGATAAAAATAATCTATGAGATCAGAAGATTTTACAATGGAATTATTATGTTGTGAAGAAACGATATTAAATGAAATTGAGCATAAAGAATTTAAAAGAAAAGATGTTGCCTTAACTTATTATCTTTGTATGATGTCTTCAGAAAAAATAGATTGGGAAAAAGTGAATAAAGAAATAATTAGAAGGTGGAGTTTTAGCGGTTTGGAATATATTAAAAAAGAAGCATATAAGAATTATAAACCAAAAAGAAATATAAATATTTACAATAGAACTATAAACCAACCATAAAAATACTATAAATAATATTAGGTTTTCTATAAAAAAGATAAGAAAGACGTATGCCCTGAATGTATGATAGATTTTTCTAAGAATAAGGAATTGGATATATGAAAGTATATTACAGGATATGCTCAGAATGTAATGAATGCAGACCTTATCTAACTTATTTTCTAAGTAAAGAAGAGAATAAAAAATTGACTGAAGAAGAAAGAAAATTATGTGAGGAATGTTATAAGGATAAAAAGTTTTGGGAGAAGAAATTTCCTAAAAATAATCTATAAGAATACTATAAGGATTTTGAAAATAATATTAGATTTTCTATAAAAAGATAAGAAAGTCGGACCGGGCAGTTAGATTTAGATATTAGGTTTTGAGGAGATAATAATGGAACATAAATTAAAACATCAATCTTCATTTATTGTAGTTGTACTTCGGTCTTTAAGACATAAGGCGTGTGTTCGTTGTGGAGAAAAAATAGATTCTCTTGAGGAATCTTTTGAGCATTGGGAGAAAGCTTTAAAGGTATCAAAACAAAATCAGTTAAGAATATTTGAAAAGGTAGGATAAATGAAATATCCAGAGGATTATATTAATCAAATAATACAAGGCGATGCCTTTTACAATCTAAATAAAGTTGTTCTCTGTAAGCAAGAATATTGGAAGACATTAGTTGTC